CACCAAGTATCATTTGAAGAAGCTTTGAATATTATTAGAGATGACCCCATTACAAATACAAAACCTGAAGAAAGCCCATGATGACCCTGTATGGTATGTGAAGAACGTACTAAGCGTAGTTGATATAGAGGATTATCAAAAAGATGCTCTACGTTCTGTTAGAGATAACATTAAGACTGCATTTAGATCAGGGCATGGTGTTGGAAAAACTAGCGTAGCCGCTTGGGTTGCAAATTGGTTCTTTGATACACGCCCTAACTCTAAAGTTATAAGTACTGCATCCTCATGGCGACAAGTCAGTAAGATGTTATGGCCGGAGATACATAAATGGAGGTCGAGAGCTGATTTAGAATGTATTGGTGTCTACCCTACGGATTGGGAAGGACTAACACTAATGCTTAAAAGAGTAAATAAAGAGGAATGGTTTGCAACAGGTGAAGCAAGTGATGACCATGAGAAGATGGAAGGATTCCACGCTGATAACATACTTTATATCATTGACGAGTGTAAAGCTGTCCCAGATAAGACTTTTGAAGCTGTAGAAGGTGCAAGTACTAACGCAGTAGGAGAAGTACGAATACTAGCTATATCCACCCCACCACCTGAGAAGATTGGTTACTTCTATGACATATTTGCAGGTAAAAGAATAGGATGGACTAAGTTTCATATAAGTGGTGTTGATTCTAAACGCGTGAGTAAGGCATGGATTGAGGAAAGAAAGCAAGAATGGGGCGAAGACTCAACAATCTATAAGAACAGAGTACTTGGTGAATTTGGCGATTATGCTGATGACACTTTAATTAGTTTAGCTTGGGTTGAGAGATGTATTGATAAAGTTGTTGATGATGTAGGAGATTTAATAGGTGGATGCGATGTTGCTAGGTTCGGAAGTGATAAAACTGTACATATAGTACGAAAGGGTAAAAGAGTTATCTCAATGGAAGAGTTCTCAAAGGAAGACACTATGCAAACAGCAGGTAGAATCATTGCTAGAATAAAGCAAGGTGTTAGTGAATTTAATGTTGATGATATAGGCGTAGGCGGTGGTGTTGTGGATAGATGTAAGGAATTGCGGTATAATGTCAGAGGAGTCAATGTCGCTGAGAGAGCTTTCGATCCTGAGACTTTTAAAAATAGACGTTCTGAAATATGGTGGGGTATGCGTGAAAGGATACGAGAGGGTGATATTTCTATTCCAAATGACGATGAATTAGTAGCAGAATTATCAACTATTAAGTACAAGTATAATAGCAGAGGACAGATTCAAGTTGAATCTAAAGAAGATTTAAAGAAAAGGGGCAGAGGTTCTCCAGATAAAGCCGATGCCTTATGTTTAGCTTTCGCTAGTTATTTAGAAACATCTGGAATACTGGATTATTACAAAGAAAATGCCAACTATACTCAACAAAGCAATAAACAAGCTCCTATTGGATCCATTAACCCAGCAAATATCGCAGACCTTATCTCAAGAGCAGAGAGAATTCCTCAAGAAGATTGATAGCACTATTGCTGACGTTGCACTAGGTGATGATAATGCTAGAGCAAATGCTACCAACATAGCTATGCTAAACTCCAGAGCTAGACCTAATATAAAGGATAAGCCTGAAGGAATAATAAGACCTTCTGTACTTAGAGGATTCTCCGTTAATTACCCAATCGCAAGGGCTTGTATAGATAATATTAAGAACAAGATAACCCAACTAGAGTGGGATATTACAAGTGTGGATGATGAAGACACGAACATAAATGAAATGGCTGTAGCTGAATTAAAGACCTTCTTTAAAGAACCAAGCGGTCCGGGTACTGACTTCCGATACTTACAAGAGAATATAATGGAAGACTACTTAGTCATGGGAACTGTTGCATTAGAAAGAGGTAAAACAAGAGGTGGCAATATGCTGTCTTTATTACCTGTTGATTCTGGAACTATGAAACTAAGACTTAATGGTAACGGTAGAACACCCCAAGCACCTGAAATAGCCTATGAGCAATGGATAAGAGGATATAAGGTTGCTGAACTAACTACTGAGGATATGATAATAAAACTAAAGAATATAAGACCTAATACACCTTTTGGTTTAGGAGCATTAGAATCTTTGGTTATTCAAGTACAATCTGCACTTGCAGGTTCTGTCTATAATTTTAAGTTCTTTACTGATTCCAATATTGCAGAAGGATTTGTTGAGCTTCCTATTGAGTGGAGTAACGATCAAGTAAAAACATTCCAAACACACTTTGATTCAATGGTAGCAGGAGATCCAAGATACCAGAGAAAACTAAAATTCATGCCAGGTGGTATTAAATACACTCCTACTAAAAAGCCTGAGGATATGAGCTTTGAAAGATTCGAACTATGGTTACTTAGGCAAACATGTGCAGTATTTGGAGTTCCACCTCAAGACCTTGGATTCACAATGGATGTAAACAGAGCTACAGGTGAAGTACAAAAGGAAGTTGGACAGGAGAGAGCTAAAAGACCTGCGGTTAATTTCTTACAAGATTTATTCACCAATATTATACAAAAGGATTTAGGATACCCCAATTTGAAATTTGTTTACTTAAATGTAGATCCATCTGATTTAAAGACTGAAGCTGAGATTGACGATATAAGAATAAGAACTGGAGTTGTAAGTGTTGACGAGGTTAGAAGGAGAGAAGGACTGGATGAAATAGGTGTCAGCCACTTTATAATGACAGGTACTGGACCTATGCCTGTAGATCAAATAGGAGTAATCCAAGAGCCAGAACCGAAGATAGAACCAAAGAAAGAGGAAAAGGTAGATATTGACATGGAAAGAGCAGAAATTAAACAATGGAAAACGTGTGCTATAAATGATCTGAAGAAAGAAAAACCATTTAGGAGCTTCACATCTAAGTTTATAGATGATGAAATAACTGAGGACATTGAGAAACAATTAAACGAAGTTAACTCTAGAGAGGAGATAAACCTTGTTTTTGATATGTACCTTAAAGGGGATTTTGAAAAGATAAAAAAATTAAGGAAGATTTCTAATGAGTTACAAAAATATTTATAAAACCATAACAAGGGCTTTAGAGACATATAATGTTAACAATACACTAGATGTCCTCGAAGCTACTGAACTTGCAAATAGGGCTGAATTAGAGGTCAAAAAAGCACTAACTAGATCGATGATGAGTGTTGTGACCGAAGAACTAACAGAACGAGCTCTTACTCTTACTAGAAAAGCTAATACCAACCGACTTATTGTAGATATGTATGCCAATGAAATGGAGTATGTCGAAGATGACGAATATGAGGAATTAAGCGCATTATTATTATTATCTGCTAATGCAGGAGGTCAAGCAGCTTTAAATAGACTAGATTCAGAGGCTACTTTCGATCTTAAAGACACAAGTTATATAACAAGCACAATAGCAGTACTACTTGGAATCTTATTCACATCCAATTTAGACTTTGTAGCTGGAAAAGTAGAAGAAGCAAGAGGTGGAATGTTAACTGTACAGGAAACAATGGAGTTTCTAGGAGTTGAAATAACTGCTAATGCCAATATGAGGGCAGAACTTACTGTAAAGAATGAAATAGCTAAAGTTGTAGGTGATTTAGAGTTTGAAGTCTTTAAAAGAGCTGGTACTTCCGAAACTAAATGGGTCACTGTAATGGACGAGAGGGTGTGTCCGATCTGTATGCCTATGGAAGGGCAAGTAAGGACTTTAGGTACACCATTTACAGGTGGGGATGGCTCAAGTGCAATTCACCCACCTATTCATATAAGATGTAGATGTTTTTTAGAACCACTTTCTATTGAAAATTTAGGAGGAATATGGACAGGGAAATAGAATCAACAATACAAGAGAAGATGAAGATCAGAAAAGCAGTAATGCCTGTATTGGAGGATTTGTTCGATAAGTCTAAAGAAGCGTACTTAGATAAGATAGAATCTCATACTAATACTAATATCCTTGAGGGTATAGCTAAATCAGTTAAAGAAACTCCAACACTTTTAAAATCATTGCAAGGGGTATTCGATAAGGCAATATCAAAGATTAAATACCCTAGTGATATGAAAGTATCCGGTGATGTGAATGTTTTAAATAAAGATGTGCAGAAGGTTGAGGGTGGAGTATCAGTTATCGGAGAGGTTGATGTAAATACTTCTAAACTTGAGACTTTATTAGGTAAGTTGCTTAAAAAAGAACCTAAAGTACCAGATAATCAGAAAGTATCCGTTGAAGGTCTTGTACACGGTGAAATGAAAGCTACTAACCTTCCTATAGGTAAAGGGACAGAAGTAAACAAAAAAGATGCTAACCCTTCTAATTATCTAGTTGTAAGGTTAACAGATGGGCAAAAGTTTCAAGGAATACCCGGCTCAACAATGTCAGCTGGTGGTGGTGCTACTATGGAAAAGGTTTGGTTAAGGCAAGAGTTTACATATACTACGATTAGCGGTAATAGAGTACCAACTAAGATTGAGAGTTGGGACGATCAGTTTAAACTAACTGAAGATTTTGAATACGAGTATATTCTAATAGATGGGGAGGACAGTGTTAATCCTATTATTAAGTCAAGGAGCCTGGAGCCTTCGTCCGGTGTAGGTATATAACAAAATATAATATACCAATTAGACCGTTTGACCAGACTGAAAAGCCAAGATCAGCAAGTTGGCTTGATAGTAGATATGTAAACATTACAGGGGATACCATGACTGGTGGTCTAGTTATA